TGGAAAAACGAAACGTTTCGATAGGAGTGACGTTTGGAGTGACATTTTAGCCGTTTATATTTACGATTAGCATATTGGTAAGGTCTATTTATACCACATTTTCGGCCGTTTTGTACACATTGCAAGGGGGATATTGTATTTGACAAGTATTTATTTACCACCCTGTAATTTATTGTATTTTATTAAAAATCAAATATTTGAATATTTTTTCGCATTGCATATTAAAAATGTGGTTTATGAAGCCATCTTGAAGTCAAAACAATCTGTGCATACTCCCCAATACGGCAAAGACTTTTCGAATCATCGTAACCGGTATTTCTTGCTCTGCATATTCAGGGCTTTTATTTGTGGGAATTAAACGGACATATCCTTTTTTTTCAGACATTCGTATGCGTTTTACTGTTCGGAAATCATCTGTGACAATTCCATATATTTCTCCATACGGTAAGTATTCAATGGGGGTTGTCATCTCTTTCATGGCTATAAAGTCGCCATTGTTCAACTCCGGCTCCATCGAATGGCCTGTGATATTACACCAAATTACTCCCGGCTTATTATAAGGGACGAAATCAATGTAATAATCAGGAATTTGAGTTTGGTCATTTAGTACAACGTCGAAACCACCAATGAAGTCTACGTTATAATATGGGGTACCTTTATATTCGCGGTTTATCTCAGGTAATAGGTCAGGTGATACCTGTGGAGGTAGCTTTTTATGGGTAGTAACGGAGTTTTTTAGCATATCACCTCTACCTGTTAGTAGCCAATCGGAATTAATTTCGAGACTTCTCACTATTTTTTCAAGAATGTCTTGTTTGGGAAGTACTCCTTTGATATATCCTCTTATATTCCCCTCACTTGTCCCTATCATAGAGGCGAATATAGTATTTTTTCCTTTGGCAAAGGTATTCACTAACTCTTCTATTCTATCGTGAATTGTCCCGTCATTTGGCATAATATTGATTTTATTCGTGATAAATATCGTTTTAAATTTGTTTATATCGTGAGAAGTTGCGATATTTGCAACATGTTCAAAATATGAACACGCCTCAAAGCTACGAAAAAGGAGTGAGGAAACCATGAGAATTTAAAGATAACACAAGGTTATGAACGAAGAAATAAAAGAGTGGCAGACACAGAGCGTAAAGCACAAGGTTGCTTACCTGCTAATGATGGATGGGGTTTCATTCAGCTACGAGGAGGATACCGGCATCGTGTTCTCCGCCCCCGATTTTTATGTGGAGAATATGATTTACAGACTTGTGAACTGTTATGGGTGCAGTGTAAAACCGATTATTAACGAGTATAAATAAGTGTGACGATGGAAAATCAAGAAACAATGATGAAAAAACAGGATTTTATAGCCGAACGGGTGAAATGCCGTATCGATGGACTTTTGGAAGAGGCCGACAACTATACGCGAATCATGAATGAGGATTATGAGTCATTTTTTAAGGATCATGCGGAAGATATGTACAAGGTCCAGCTCGAACTTTCCGAGTACCGCAAGTTAAAAGCCGTGGTAAACTCCGGAAGTCTTGAAGATATCCGAGCCTATTTGGTAAACAAGGTAAAGGATATCACCGATACTCTGCTCGGAGGGCATCTAAGGCTGAACAGTTCCAGCACGACTGTTTGCCTTGCCCATACGCTGGAACTGGAAGTCCTTCGGGATTTACGCGGCAAGTTTATCATGTTCCTTGACTTTATCGGTAAAGACGAGAATGTCGCCGGATAATAAAAAATCGAGCGTGACAGCCCGGAAGGCGTCAAGAGACGGGCGGACGGTGTGGAAAGACACACGGGGCAATGGTTTTTGCGTTGGGGTTCGATTCCCCATGCCCCACAAAATAATATAAAAACAACGGTATGAAGAGAAAAGTCGTAGTAGATTACGGAGAACAAAAAACCATTGCGAACTTGATGCATTGCACTCCTGAAATGGTTTCTCATTCCCTGTCTTTCCGCAAGAACAGTAAACTTGCGCGTTCTATCCGCAAGCTCGCCATCGAGCGCGGAGGTATAGAAGTCGGTGGCGCACTTCAAACACAAAACCGCCATGAAAAATGATTTTTTCGGCCTGTTCGGTCTCAACACGAGATGGTTCAAAGAATTGAGCCGGAAGCACCGTTTTTTCGTGATTTACTTCCTTTTGAGCTTTCTTCTTCTTTGTTCCGTATCTGAAAATTTACTCTGGGTGTTGTTCGTGGCACTGAATTTTTGGAACTCCGTCCGATTGTTGAAACAGGTTCCGACCGATGGTATAGAGGATTTGTAGTCAAAATAAGAATATGGAATACTATAAAAAGACATTGTGTGTAACTTACGAGGAACTGACGGCTGGAGATGATCCGGTAATACATGGAGCAACCTTGCGTCAGAATGTTCGGCGTGGCAACATCGAGAACATAAACCGAGGTGGAGGCGAAGGAAACACAGCCTTGTATTCCTATTCCTCCCTTCCTGAAAAATACAAGAGGCGCTGGGTGGAGCGTCGTGGGGAACCCGAGAAACAAATGGCAAGGGAGATAATACGCAGCAAGATACAGAAAGACGAATCTGCGGAAAAGTTCTTTGAGTCCTATCGGTACGACAAGAACGGTGAGGAAGTCCATCTTCCGGAGTCGGTGCAAGCGGAATACAGCCTGAATGCATCGGTCTTGAACGCCCTGATACGTGATTTCAACCGTCTCTGCGCCTCCAATAACAAGTTGACCGGCTTCCGCCGTAATATCTGGAAAATAATCCTTGCCACCAGCGAGGAACTTCGGGAAGAATACTCCCATACCCTACCCGGCAGTATAGGACGCTTGAAAAGTATGGTCAACAAATACAAGCCCAATAACTATACCGCGCTTATCAGTGGCAAGTATGGCAACAAGAACACCCTGAAAATCGGGGAGGATGCCGGTCGTTACCTCGTAGCCCTGAAACGCAGCCGTGTACCCGTTTATACCGATATTCAGATATTCGAGGAATACAACCGCACTGCTCCGAAGCGTGGCTGGAAACCGCTAAAAAATCCCCGCAGTCTTCGCGAATGGTTTAACAGTCCGCGCATCGAGCCTTTATGGTATGATGCCGTGTACGGTGAAATGAAAGCACACCAACGCTATGGGCGTAAGCACAAGACAGAATTACCTTTCCGCAGGGACAGCCTCTGGTATGGCGATGGGACCAAGCTGAATCTCTACTATCAAGACGAGAACGGAAAGATACGCACCATCGGCGTGTACGAGGTGATGGACGCATATAGCGAGGTATTGCTTGGTTTTCATATCAGCGAGAATGAGGATTATGAGGCTCAATATCACGCCTACCGCATGGCGCTTCAAGTCAGCGGGCACAAGCCATACGAGCTGGTACATGACAATCAGGGCGGGCATAAGAGACTGGAACGAATATCTGACGGCTTGCTCTCCAAAATCAGCCGCATTCACCGCCCAACTGCCCCATATAGCGGACAGTCAAAGACCATCGAGTCAGTTTTCGGTCGCTTTCAAAGTCAGGTGTTGCATAAGGACTGGCGTTTCACCGGGCAGAATATCACCACGAAAAAGGAATCCAGCCGTCCGAACCTTGAATTTATCGAAGCCAACCGAAATCAGCTGTACACACTCGCCGAGTTGATGGAAAAATACGCGCAGGCAAGGAAAGAGTGGAACGAGATGAAGCACCCGGTCACCGGAATTTCCCGAATCGAGATGTACAATACCAGTGAGAATGAGGATACAGAAATTGTCACGGCTCGTGACATGGTGGACATCTTCTGGGTGATGACCGACCGTCCGAGTACATTTACTTCCAGAGGGATTGAGGTCACTATCGGTGGAAAGAAATACACTTATGAGGTTTATTCCTCACCAGGTATTCCGGACCATGAATGGCGTCGCAAGAATACCTACAAAGAGTTTTACGTGAAATACGATCCTTATGATTTCGGCAGCGTCCGCCTGTATTGGAAAGACAAAGGGGGCGAATTGCGTTTCGAGCGTGTGGCAGAGCCCTATATGGTTATCCATCGAGCCATTCAGGATCAAGAGGCGGGCGAGGCAGCATTTATACGCCGGGAACAAGAGGCTAACGTGCAAGATCGCATCGAGCGTCAGATCGTCGCTAAATCAATAGAATATGAACACGGTGTGGCACCAGAGCAAAACGGGCTGACTACCCCGAAGCTGAAAGGAGTCACAGCCGAAGTGCAACGACAGATAGACCGCCGTACCAAGAAATACAGCCTCCCGCCGGAGGAAGTCATGTTGGGACGATCCACCAAAGTAATCAGTAACATCACCTGGGATCAGTTGAAACTTAAAGAAGTGCCTCAGCGTAAGATAGTAGGGAAATTATAATAAAAATCTAACAAGTACGAATCATGAACGAATTGAAAATGTCGGAAAAAGATGCCATCAGCGAAAGCCTCCGTGCTTACGTTGCAAAATATCCGAGTCAGACAAAGGCTGCAAGTAGCTTGAAAAATACCAGCGTGGGAACCATCAGTAATATCTTGAACGGGAAATATGACAACATCAGCGATGAGATGTTCCGCAATATTGCCTCTCAAACAGGAGCAGCCAATCCTACCGGCTGGCAGATTGTCGAGACGGGAGCATATCAGGAGATAACCGGAGTTTTGTCCGACGCTCAACGTTGGCGCAATGTGACTTGGGTAACAGGTGAAGCCGGTTGCGGCAAGAGTACCACTGCGCACGTTTACCTTCGGGAACACAAGGAAGTGTTCTATATCCTTTGTTCCGAGGACATGAAGAAAGGGGACTTTGTCCGTGAGATAGCCCGAACGGTAGGACTCCGTACCGAAGGCTGTAACATTCGAGAAGTCTGGGGACTTATCCTGGACGACATCATTCAGATGGACGCTCCCCTGTTGGTGTTCGACGAGGCGGACAAGCTGACCGAACCGGTATTTCATTATTTCATCAGTTTGTATAACAAATTGGAGGAAAAGTGCGGCGTGGTATTCCTAAGTACTGACTACATTACCAAGCGCATCAGTAACGGACTAAGATATCAGAAACCGGGCTATAAAGAATTTTACAGTCGTATCGGCAGAAAGTTCTATACGTTGGAACCCACGGAAGCGAGCGACGTGTACGCCATCTGTACCGCCAACGGCGTGACCGACAAGAAAGATATAGACTGCGTGATGAAGGAAGCCGTCACTTGTGACTTCGACCTCCGTAGGGTGAAGAGATCCATTCACAAGGTAAAACGCATGTACGAGTAAACACAGATTAAAATGCGTTCAAATGTAATTTAAAGACCATTAAAAAGAGCCAGATCATGAAACGAGCTTTGAATGTGAGGGATATCCTGAGTAAGAAGTATGAAACTTTTCCCTTCGAGGGGAAATGGCGCGAAGCCTTCGAAACACCAGAACGTACCGGTGTGTGGTTTATTTGGGGTGCCAGCGGCAATGGCAAGACATCTTTCGTGATGCAGCTTTGTAAGGAACTTTGCAAGTACGACCGCGTGGCGTTCAATTCGTTGGAGGAAGGCACGAGCCTCACTGTGCAGAACAATCTGAAACGTTTCGGTATGTCAGAGGTAAGCCGTCGTTTGGGTTTCATCAAGGAGGACATTCCCGCTTTGCGGGACAGGCTCCGTCGGCCTAAGAGTTATAAAATCGTAATCATAGATAGCCTCCAATATACACAAATGACATACAGGGATTATATCGGGTTGAAGGAGGAGTTCCCTGACAAACTGTTCATTTTCATCAGCCATGCCCGGGGTAAAAGTCCCAAAGGCGATGCCGCTACCAGCGTAATGTACGATGCCGACTTGAAGATATGGGTAGAAGGTTACGTGGCTTTCAGTAAGGGTCGTTATCAAGGCTGCACCGGGAAGTATGTGATTTGGGAAAAAGGATCTATGGATTATTGGGGGGTATGACATTATGGAGAAACAAAGTATGCGCCGGAAGAACCTGCTGTATAGACTCCGGAAGAAGGGCGTGAAAGTCGACACGAGAGAACGCTGTGTTTACCTGCCCTACGGCAGCGAGCCGGACAACATCGCACAGGTTCGCCGTCTGCGGAGAGAATATGATTTTGTAGTACAATTTGAAATAGTATGATCATGGAAAAGACGCAAGAAAAC